TATCTTTAAGGCTAGGTCTGAGAGGACTTATATTTCTGGATACGATGTAAGCGTACTAAGGAGTCAGAGTTTTGATTCTTATAGCCCTATTAAGGGAGATTTCTACATAAATGGTAGCAAGGTATACCTGACTCTTAGAAAGGGCTATGATGGCCTCTCTGTGCCTTTTACAACCGAGTTAATAAGCGAGAACAGACCTGCAGGGAACTTAAGATTTGAAGGACCTATAGCTGAGCCTCGTTTTATTGGAGCAGACGTCTTAACTTTAACGTATACTAGGAACTTTTTGTTAATGACAGAAGACGGTAAACTCCTAGTACAGGAGTAACAAGAATAATAATTTAAAATAAAATAAAATGAATATATCAGGCGAAGTAGTAAGAACCAGTCAACTACCAAAGAAGACTCTAGGACTTAACGATTCTTTGGTGGCTTTAATGAGTTCTCCTCTAGAGACGGTGACTGTACCTGTTTCTGACTTTGTATCTTTTGTTGCTACTCAGTTACTGACAGCGAGTGCGGATAGTCTAGATTCAGTGACTACTGTAGGAAACATTACTGCAAATACAATCACTATTGGTGGAGCTACTTCTCCTTACTACCAATTAAACACTTTGTCTCCTGGAACTCAGGCAGTAGGTAGGTTTGTTTGGAACGATGTAGACGGAACTGCTGACTTAAGATTAAAAGGAGGAAACGTCACCCTACAGTTAGGTCAAGAAACTGTTGTAAGAGTTGTAAACAAAACAAATGCTAACTTACTCGAGTCTGAGTATAAAGTAGTAAGAGTTAGAATCGCCTCAGAAGGAGGTGCTCAAGGTCAACGTCTGGCTGTAGTTTTGGCACAGGGAAACAACGATCCCGACTCTGTCACAACTCTAGGAATCGTAACGGAAAACATTAATAACAACCAAGAAGGTTTCATTACTGTCTTTGGAAACGTTAGCGGAATTAACACAACAGGATCTCTTCAAGGAGAAACTTGGGCAGACGGAGATGTTCTTTTCTTAAGTCCTACAACTCCTGGTGCTTTAACTAAAGTTAAGCCAGTTGCCCCTAATCACACCGTGGTAATGGGTTACGTAGTCTACGCTCATCAGAATAACGGAAAGATCTTTGTTAAAGTAGATAACGGTTACGAGTTAGAAGAACTTCATGACGTACTGCCTACTCCTTACGTAAATAACGGAGTCCTTTACAGAGACACAACTGCTAATCTCTGGAGAAGTGCTACTATTTCTACTCTTTTAGGATACACTCCGAGTAACGCAAGTGGTACTACTAACTATCTTTCTAAGTTTACAGGAACTACTACTTTAGGAAACTCGTTAATTTATGACAACGGAACTAATGTCGGAATAGGAACTACTTCTCTTTCTAGTTCTGCTTTGTTTGGATTACAGTCTACTACAAAAGGATTTTTACTTCCAAGGATGACTACTGCTCAGATTCTTGCTATCAGTACTCCTGCAGAAGGTTTACAGGTATATAACACAGATTTAAAAACTTTGTGTTTTTACAATGGGACTGCTTGGCAAAGAGTCACCTCTACTGCAATGTAATAGATAAAATAAAACATAAAACAATGGCAACAAAGATCCAAACTGTTACTGTACCTTCAAGAGGTGAGGGTAAGTACTTCACAATCAATGCTTTAACTTTTCCAATGAATGCAACTTCTATTACATTCTATTGGCAGATTCTAGCCGAAACCTTCGAGACTCCAGAAGAAGGAGAACCAGTATCTAAACCAGGTAGTAGTATCTTGGACGGCAATCTTTCTATGAATGAAGACATTATCGCTACTTGGGGTAATGATGATTCTGTAGTAATTAACTGGGCTTTGGCAGAACTGGGACTTACTGCAGAGTAAATTTAAGACATTCTGTCGTATCTACCCAAAAGGTATTATATTTGTATTAAACCAATCAAAATATTATGACTAAGCTTACAGAACAGGAAATCGAAACTATCAAAGGTTTCCAACAACAGACACAGAACATCATCATGGATTTGGGTAAGATCGAAATCCAACTGATTGATTTAGAGAACGTTAAGTCTCAGGTTAAAGAGGCATTGACTACGGTGGTTAAAGACCAGAACGATTTCTTCAAGACAATCGAAGAAACTTACGGTAAAGGTCAGATCGACTTGGAAAGTTTTACACACATTCCTGCAGAAGCTCCTGAAGCTAACGAAGTTCCTGTAGTTCCCTTTACAGACGCAGAGATCTTGTAATAAAACTCATTTAGATTCATTTAGATTAATTAGTAAGTTATTTTAGTGTAAAGAACCCTCAGAGAAGTCTGGGGGTTTTTTGTTTTAGATCATTTGACTTATTTTTTTAAAGAATTATCTTTGAAACTAACCAACCTTTTCTCATCAATTATATGAAAGTCCGAAGTTGCATTGTACCTACTGACAGACATACCGATAATGGTGAGTTTATTCCTGTTAATCTCTCTTCCGCTAGTTAAGTGGTTGATTGAAGATTATGTGCTAACTCTCAGAGTACTAGACTCTGCTAATTTAAAAAAAGGTAAATATATTTATATGAAATTTGTAAGTTTTATTGGAGGTCTTTTCAAGGATGAAAAGGGCTCTGTTTCTATGAAACGTCTGTGTGGCTTGGTTTGTACTATCACACTGTGCGCTACTTTGTACGTTAACTCTTTTACTGAGTCTCACTTTGCTCCCTCTACTCCATTGGTAGATGCTGTTGCTTTGTTGGCTTTTGGTTGTTTGGGCTTGACTTCTGTAGAGAAGATCATGAAGAAAAAGGAGGACTCTTCCGAGGCATAATTATGAGCTATACTAGAGAACAAATTGAAGCAGCTGTTAAAGCTAAAGGTTATAAGTACTTTGAGAACGGAGATTTTAACGTAAACATCATTGGTGTACGTAACTCTTCTACTGGTACTAAAGTAACTAACGTATTTGATGATCACTTGACCATTTCTTACAAAGAAGGTGGTGAGTGGAAATTTAAAATCTGGCCTGCTACTACAGACCCAGGAACTAAAGGAGTTAAAGAATTCCACAACGCACAAGGAGTTGCAAGACTAGTACCTGGTCAATACCCAGGTTCACACCACATTAACCTACACCAAGGTAAATACGAAGCTCTCAAACAGAAAGCTAATGTAAAGGTTTACCGTGATGCAAATAAAGATTTAAACTATGATGAAACAAAAATTACTGAAGGGATTTACGGCATTAATATCCATAAAGCTGGTGCTGATTCAACTTATGTTGAAAACTGGTCAGAAGGGTGTCAAGTCTTTAAAAAGTCAGCAGACTTTGACGCATTTATGGCAATCTGTAAAAAAGCTGCTTCCTTAGGAGGTAACTCTTTTACCTATACTTTAATTGAATCTAAAGACATTAAATAATCATGACTGCTAAGAAAGTAACATCTAACCCCTTACCTATTAGCTTTGAGCAATTCAAAAAGAATCCCGTAGCAGGTGTAGCATTTATTGCACTTGCTGGGATTACTTATCTTTACTACGATCTACGTTCTGGTTATGTAGGCCAGATCGAAGCTAGTAATAAGAAGATTGAGATGCTTGATGTTAAGATGGATAGGATGGCAGCTGCACTTAAGAAGTCTGATAGTGCACTCTCTGCAGCTATTACTGAGCTGCGTATCATTAACACAATGAAAAGATTCTAATTAAATGAAAAACCTATTAATCGTATTTACTATTTTCTTTTTGGCTGTTCACTTAGCTATGCCTTTGCGTGCTGTAGAAACTCCTCCAGTAGATGAACTAGAATTGATGCTTAAGAAGCTTGAAAACAATCTTAAGGTTGCATCAGCTGTAACATCCGTTGCTAAGGCAAAAGGAGAGGCTCTAGTGGAACAAAAAGTCGAAGAGAAGAAAGAGCTTCAAGAGGAACTAGTTGTTGCCTCAGAAGAGCTTAAAATCGTTTCTGAGAAGGTAGAAGTATTCGCTACTAGAATGATTGAAGTAGGACTTGATACCACAGTCTCTGTAGTAAACTTTAAAGAGGAAGATAACTTCGTGTTTAAAGGCGCACTCTACGATGAGTGGTTAGAGTACAAAAAAGCAGGTGGTGAATCTGACTTTGAGTACTACAGACTCTACAAGAAATAATTATTAATCTTCTTTTTTCTTAGGAGCAGACTTCTTACGGGGTTTGCTCTTTTTCTTTTTAGGGGTTTCTACTTCAGGACTTACAGTAGGATTTACAATCTCTTCTGCAATTGCTACAATCTCTTCTCCTGTAATAGGTTTTTCTTCTTGGACATGGGTAAGGCTTACTTCCTCCGAGAAATCCTGTTTCATGTAGGTGTTTTCAAAGTAAGCTTTGTCTCTTTGTTCTTGTTTGTAAGCAAGGAAAACTAAAACTAAAAGAATTAAAAGTAAAATAGAAATAAATGCTGTATTCATATTTGTTGGTTTAGTGGTTTAGTGGTTTAGTAAAAGGAAAAGAACATAGTTTTAATCCTTCCGAAAATTTCTTCTCAGAGTGCTATTACTGTTAAAGTTTATTATGTAGTTGTTTTTACGCCCAAATAGCTTCTCCGAGGGATAATGCTAAGTCTCTGTTCTGTCCACTTATTGCCTACAGTCTATTAGTCGTAGGTCAGAGTACTACATATTTCACTAGAACATTTTGACACTATCGGAGAAAACCAATTTCACCTCAAAGGGCTACTCTCACAATCCGACTTCTAGCAGACTAATTTTTCATCCTCATCTGCGAACACTTTAGAAGTGGTGTCGGTAGCAAAAGTAATATGACTTTGTGTAATTGGTCTGGGATGTGAATAGTTTGTGAAAATCTTAGCGAAAGATTAGAGCCCTGCTGCTGCCTGAGCATGCATATAATCAGTTTGTTGCATAGGTTCATCGTTATCTAACAGAGAATCTATAGCTAACTCAATGTACTCCCATAGCATTTCTTCGTTATACTTCTTTCTGTAAGTGTAATCCTTGAAGCCTTGATACAATGCAACCTTAAATCCTCCTATGTCTCCTGCTATTTTAACTTCTTCGTCTTGCAGTGCGAGGAGAAATATATCGAATACTTCTTCTAGTGTCGGTTTCTTAGTCTTCTCCATTGCCATAGTAGTATTGTTTATACAAATATAAACTTAAATAGACTTTTGTCTATAGTGTTCATCTAATTCTTATTAACCAATCCTAGCAAATAATAACTACTTAAGTTAAATTTTGCTCTAATACGTATAACATTCTAGGTTATCAGTGTTCTAAACTTAACATTTAACTTGACTTTTTTTGTTACAATAGTATATTTGTTTAGCAAAAAACAAACCCAACCAATGAAAGTAGCACGTAGATATGAAGAAGGAGTCAAGTTGCATCAAGCTTATATTGATGTATTGCTTAGGCTTGCAGGTTACAGGTTATCAGACTTGTATGTTAGTATATTAGCCCATAGTTCATACTACGGAACTTTAGACAAAAAAGTAAAAGAAAGGATCTCTAGTGAGTTTGATACATCAATCCAAGTAATATCTAACGGTATTACTAAGTTAAGGAAAATGGGCATCTTAGAAAAAAACACAGTCAATAAAAGATTGTGTCCTACTAGCAAGCAAGGTGTCACACTCACTCTAGTTCTTTCTACCCAAGAGAACAAAGTAGAAACTAAACAAACAGCAACAGCTTAATCAATGAAGTCAATAAGAGAGAAATACGATAGTATAGAACTTAAGACCTATGCGGCTTATTCTGATGTTGCTAAGACTCTTGGTATGACTAATGATCAAGTAAGTACTGTTTATGAGTGGTATCTTAAGAAGACCATTGAAGACATTAAAGATCTTCCTACTGTAAAAGTAAGACTCTCTGGACTCGGAGTGTTAGTGTTTAATCCTAATAGAGCTATTAAGATAATCTCTAAGAAAATCCGTTCAGAGTATTTACTTACACAAGAACCTAGAGAAGATCTAACAGCACTTAGAGGATATGCTAACTATTACATGTTGGAGTGTTGGATTAAAATGCTAGACGATAGATACCAAAGAGGTCTATCTAAAAAACTTTACATACCTGCAGTAGTGCAGTACATGGATAACCAAATATTAGTACAAAAACAAAACCACAAAAATTTATATGAATCCTTACAAAGAGTACATGGCCCTGAGCCTGAAGGGGCTAAAGAACTTGGACAAAGTCTTGCAGGGAGTAGCAACGAAAACAGCAAATCAATTTAAGCTACTAAGTGATGAGAAACAGAACATTATCGCAGAAAGAATGGATATTTGTATCAAGTGTCCCTACAATTCAGCAAACGCAGTCACTTCCCCTGAGTACCTACAACTTACGGGCAAACACTACGTCACCTCAAGGTCAGAGCTACACTGTTCGTTTTGTGGTTGCGTCTGTACCTACAAAACAGCGTCTCTTTCTTCGGATTGCGGAATAGAGACGTGGAATGCGGAACACCCCTTACATAAAATAGATTTAAAATGGAAAAGCACAGAAAAGTAACAAAGTCAACTATTAAGAATAGTTGCGACAAACGCCCTGGCAGCAAGTGTGGAGTTCAAATCTACTTCTTGCCTGCTGACAAACCTTTAACACAGGTTTCTTCTAAAAAATAAGATGATGGACAACCAACCAAATACCAGTCAACCTTATGTATCTGCTACAATCCAAGATAACTTATTTGAATCATTTAAGATTTTTTGGAAAGCAGGTTACTCCTATAGTAAGACAGGTAGAGATGAAGACTTCTATGCACGTGTGCTAGAGGACGCTATGAATCTACCACAACATGAATTCCTAAAAAAGTACTCAGATGGCCGTTAAGAAGAATAGTTATGTAGACTTCGAGTTAGAGTGGTTGCAAGAAAAAGCAGACCAACTAAAAACGTATGTAGACAATAATCCTTTTCACGAGTTAGTCGACAGACTTGCTTGGAAATCTACCGGGATAGAATGGAAGCCAACAGCCAAAGGAGGAACTATGCCTATGGTTATTGCTAGTCAAGAATCTCAAATCAAATCCCTAAGAGACACTATGAAAGAGTACTTAGCTCTCTTAGAAGTAGTTGATAGGTTGAGAGAGAAAGAAGAACAGAAAGCAGAAGCTAGAGGTTCTCAAGAGATCAACGGTAAGATGAAACAATTTAGTTAATAGTTATGTATCCAAATCTAGAAAGTCCTGAATTCCTAATTAACGTACACAGTATCCCTGAACCTGATTCAGAGGAGTATACTGCGTTTTGGGAAAACGAGGACAAGAAGATTACAGAGGGTGTGACTATTAATGGATTCTACTTTTCTCCTTTTATTTATTGGCACTTAAACTATTGGTCTATTTATATAGACACTATGATAGGTAAGCGTCAAGTTCGTAAGCTAGATAAACCTCAATTGTGGGACACCTACTTAGCAGTAGATGAGACTATCCACAAAGCTGAAAATCACGAAGACGGAAAGAAGGGTGTTGTAATGGTAGGATCTCGACGTATCTCTAAGTCAGTTCTTACTTCTTCTTATATGGCTCACAAAGCTGTAACACAGAAAGGATCTGATAACCTTATTTCTGCCCTTAACCAACCTGACTTAAAAGTAATCACAGACTACGTAGACTTAGGTCTTAGAAACCTTCCTGACTACTTTAGATTCCCCCGTATTGAGGATGACTGGAAGAAGCAGGTAACTTTAGGTTTTAAAGACAAAAAGACTAACGCTCGTAATGAATGGTCTAAGTTCCACGTGCGTAACTTTGACGAAGGTAACAATACGGAAGCTGCAGCAGGTCTTACTTTGTCTTCGTTTCTTTTGGAAGAAGGGGGAAAAGGAAAGATTCTCAGTTGTTTAGCGGCAACTACTCCGTGTTTTGACAGTCCTTATGGATGGCGTTGTTCTCCTTTTGTTATTGGAACTTCTGGAGATATGAGTAAAGCTGCTGACCTAGAAGAACTGTTTAATAACCCAGAGGCTTATAATTTTCTTCCTGTTGAAGCTAACGAGTCAGGAAAGTCTTATGGACTGTTCATTCCAGGCACACGTTCTTTGAAAGTACCAAAAGAAGAAAAGTCTTTAGGTCTTTATCTAGGCAAAGAAGATCCTTCTGAGTTAGATCTAATTAAGATCTGGGTAGCAGACGAAGAAAAAGGAAAAGAACAAATCCTTAAGTCTAGGGAACAGATTAAAAAATCTAGTGGATTAGAGACTTACTTGAAAGAAGTAATGTACTACCCACTTACTCACGAAGAGTGTTTCTTGGAACTCTCTCAGAATATTTTCCCCGTAGATCTACTGTAATGTACTACCCTTTGACTCACGAAGAGTGTTTCTTAGAATTATCTCAGAATATTTTCCCCGTAGACCTGCTGCAAGAACAGTTACAAAAATTAACAGCTCAAGAGATCGTAGCAGACAACGTAGAACTCTACACAAACTCTGAAGGAAAGATCAGACACAAGTTCACAGATAAGAAAGCCGTTACAGCCTTTCCAGTGAAGCCAACTGATAACATTGAGGGTTGTGTACAGATTTGGGAATATCCTGTCTCAGACGCTCCCTATGGGCTTTATACAGCAGGAACTGACCCATATAAACAGTCACAAGCTCATTACTCAACTTCTTTGGGTTCTACTTACATCTATAAAAGAGTTCATAATCTTTCAGGTGAGGGTTGGCAGAACATGGTAGTCGCTTGTTACACAGGTCGTCCTAAAAAGATTGAGACTTGGTACGAGACTACTAAGATGCTTCTTAAGTATTATAATGCTAAGACTCTTTGTGAGAACATGGACTATGGTTTTATCCAACACTGTGTAGATAAAAACGAATCTCCCAGAGTTCTAGAGAAGACACCTAAGTTTCTAAACGACATCCACCCTAACTCTACAGTTAATCGTGACTACGGTATTCACATGACTAAGGACATTAAAAACTATCTAATGTCTCTTATTATCGAATACATTACCGAAGTAGTAAGCGTAGAACGAGGAGAGGACGGAGAGATTATAAATGAAAGACTTGGAGTAACTAGAATCTTAGACCCTGTGTTGATTAAGGAATTAATCAAGTTCACACCTAAGTTGAACGTTGACCGAGTAATCTCTTTTGGATTGACACTAGCTATGGCTAAGTCTTTAAACACTCAAGTTATTATTTCTAACACAAATGACGACAACAGAATCAACGCTTACTTCAGAGAGAAGAAAGGGCAGTCCTTATTCCGTACAACCTCCTCTCCTTTCAGATACTAAAACTAAATAAAACAAATATACTAAGATGATCATTGAAGCACTTAAAGAGTACACAGATCCAGTAAATCACGCTTACTTCTACCCAGAGCAGTTTATATCTGTGTCTGAGAAGGAAAAAGAACAATGGATTAAAGGTACTATGGACTACTTTGCAAACATTGCTTTTGCACAGTACAAACAGAATATACAGTTTAGAAAAAACTACAGACTGTTGAACGGAGAGTTTAACTTCTCTGACTACACTAACAATGCAGAGATCCAGGAATTGGTAAGTTATCTTAATGATACCCCCGACCAAGATCCAGATGTACCCCAGCATTTGAAGCATTATCCAATAGTTAACCCTCCTGTAAATCAGTTGAAGGGTGAATTGATTAACCGTCCTCACAAGTATAAAGTAAAAGCTGTAGATGACGAGGCAGTTAATGAGACTATTGACTTTCGTACAGAGCTTATTAAAGAACACTTTCTAAAAAAGCTCCAAGCACAATTAGAAGGACAGGAGATTGATCCAGAACAAGAGGCTCAGATGCAGCAAGAACTTCAGGATAAAATTCTTGATTATACTTCAGTTGCTGAGGAATGGGGAAATAAAACTCTTAATGCCCTTAAATATCATTTTAACTTTAGAGAGAAGTCACAACAATCTTTCCTAGATTTCTTGGTAACAGGTAAAGAGTTCCACCACTTCTACCCTGATAACTCTCGCTTAGGCTTTAGTTATAAGGTAGAAAATCCTTCTAACGTATGGTATTTAGCAAATAGAAATGCTCAGTACTCTTCTGACTGTTGGGCAATAGGACTTATTGAAGTTCTTTCTATGACCGAGATTGTAGATCGTTATAGTCTAACAGGAGAAGAAGTAGAACATTTGAAGAATCGTTCTTTGCAGAACCTTCGTAATAACGAATACACTCCTATGGCTCCTGCCCTTCCAGATCCAAATGATCCTTTGTGGCAGTTGACATTTGAAAACGTAGGTGACTTTGCTAACGGAGGTATTGATACTAACGTATTCTCTTTTAACTCTCAGCATGCTTATACAGTAATTACGGCTTACTGGCAGTCTAAAAAGAAAATCTTTAAGAGAACTTACCTAGATGAGGATGGATTCCAACAAGAGATGTTTGTCTCTGAAGATTACAAGATGGACAAAACCTTAGGCGATGTCAGCCTTGAGGAGCTTTGGATTAACGAGTGGTGGAGAGGTATTAAGATTGGTGCAGACATTTATGTAAACATCGAACCCCTAGAGTTTACTCAGAGTGCTCCTATCGTAGGAATTATTAACACTTCTAGAAACACACAAGGTAAATCTCTCTTAGATCTTCTTAAGCCTTATCAGATTCTTTATAACATCTGTATGAACCAGTTGTGGGAGTTGCTTGAGAAAGAAATTGGAGTTGTGTTCTTGGGTGACTTGAAGGTTGTTCCTAAGAAAGACTCTCAAGATCCTATTGAGACAATGCTTTGGAATGCTAAGAACAGAGGTACTCTTTTGATTGACACATCAATCGAGAACACAGGAGGAGCTGTACAGTTCAACCAATTCTCTCGTATTGATCTTACACGTTCTGCAGAAATCCAAGCACGTATTCAATTAGCTCAACAACTTCGCTTAGAAGCTTATGAACTAGTGGGTCTTACTCGTCAACGTCTAGGCAACTCTCAGGCATCTGATACAGCAACAGCTGCGAACAATGCTTTGATTCAGTCTTTTGCTCAGACAGAGACTTGGTTTGCTTGGCATGATAACATCTTGCAGAAAGTTTACCAGACTATCTTGGATATGGCTCAGTACATTGAGTTGCAGAAACCTACTTCTACGCTTAACTACTTGAATTCTGAGTTAGAGTCAGTATTCCTAAGAGTAAGTAAGAACGAACTTCTCCACGAATTATTTGTGTTTGTTTCTTCTTACGCTGAGGATAAAGTAACTCTAGAACAGTTGAAGCAGTTGGCTCAACCTGCAATGCAGAATGGAGCAGAGCTTTCAGAGATGGTAGACTTGTTTACAGCTAACTCAGAAAGAAGTCTTCGTAAGACTTTAGGTGATGTTCAGAAACGTAAAGAAGCTATTCGTCAACAAGACCAAGCTCTTAAGCAACAACAGTTGGAGCAACAACAAGCACAGTTCGAACAGAAGATGCAGATGGATGCAGCTCAGAAGGCAGAAGATGCACGTAGAGAAGATATGAACAAGCAGCTTGATCGTGAGAACAGACTTCAAGTAGTACAGCTTCAAGGTATTGCTAACGAAGGTTCTTATAATCCTGAGGTAGATACTACAGGTCTTTTGATTGAACAGACTAAAATAGCTCAAGATATTTCTAAGCAAACTTTTGAGAAAGTAACTAAGAATAAAGAGTTAAGTCTGAAAGAAAAAGAGCTTGCACTGAAAGAGAAAGACATCGACACTAAATTAAAAATTGCTCAAACAAATAAAAATAAATACGATTCAGGCTCAAAAAAGAAATAAAACTAGAGATTTATGATACAAAAATTGGGGGTTTTCTAGCCTAAAAACCCCCATTTTTAACTTTTTGTATATATTGTATCATATCTACTTAATCTCTTGTGTTAATTTTTAAAAATATTACTTTTGAATTAAACCAAACTAACCATTATGCCTATTGACAGTTCATTAGAGAACTTAGAGTTCTTTGACAGTTTTTCCGTGGATGATCCTCTAGATTTAGATGATAATACTCCACAAGACCCTAACGCAAACGTCAAACCTGACATTCTAGGTGGTGAGGATTTCGATCCTCTAGCCGACGAAGAGGAAGACGACTTACCAAATCCCCCTGCTCCCAAAGCTCCTGAACCTGAAGACGAGGAAGAGGAAGAAGAAGAGGAGGAGGAAGTAGATTTGGAAGGTGACGATGACGAAGAAGAAAACTACTTTGAAATCTTTGGTAAAGGATTAGCTAAAGCAGGAATGCTTGATGTAGCTGACGACG